TCGGAAAGATACCGCTGCTGGTGCCACTGCCTCGGGTACTGCTGGTAGTTCAGCAAGTAAGTATCTCGTTGTTAAAGTTGGTGGAACGACATACAAGATTCTTCTGTTGGCAAATGCTTAGTATTTGGACGGGGTGGGGCAATAAACGTTTCACCCCTTAATTTTTATAAACAATTTTAAAAGGAGACGTTTTATGCAGCTCACAGTTACTAACCAAAAATTACTCCTGGAGGAGTTACTGGCATTGTACGTTGCTTTACAAAGGATTGAAAATGACAAAAGTTCAATCAAATTTGCATACACCGTTGTCCGTAACAAGGCGCTGCTTAAGGACAGTATTAATGGCATTGCCGCTATCGAGCGCAAATTGATTGATGCGGAAAAAGCCCGTATTGTGTGTTGTGAATTAAAAGCGGAAAAAGACAAAGACGGCAAGCCGGTTATGAAAGATGGTAGGTATATCGGGGTTGATGAAAAGGATGAAGACTTATTGAAAGTAGTAAAAGAGCTGGGTGAAATGCGACAGCAGTATAATGACTTGCTCAATTCAGAAGTAAGCATTTCACTGCATTTGGTTTGTCAGGATGACTTACCGAAAGAAATTTCACCGGCTAATCTTGAAAACATTTTACCCATGATAGCGGAAAAATGAATCCTGTTATAACCATAGACATAAAAGCATTTGATAAGTTCTTTACCGGAGCGCCGGAGAAAATGGAAAGTTCGGCGCTCCGCGCTATTGGTCAACAATTAGTGATTATACAAAAAACTGCCAAAAAGGAACATAGGTATATGTCAACGTCCGGGAGACGGCCAACCGGACGTTATTACCGAAATACTCACAACTTAGAAAGGTCAGTGGTAACAGAACTTGATAAAAAGGCTAAGGTTGGAATGGTTTATCTTGACACTGGTATAGCTAAGTATGGCCCGTTTATTCATCAAGGATTTAAGTCTTGGAGACCTGACCAATTTCTCTATGCCGCATTTGATAAACAATTGTCTCAAATTCAACCCGCAATTAATACGGCATTAAGTCAAGCAGTATTTGATTTATCAGGGAGAATATAAATGAGTAATTCCCTTTTTCCTCAGTACCCATGGTTGATTGATTACACCGATTTAACGGACGTGCCTATCAAGTCCTTGGGTTCCAGTTATTTTACTACAAACCCAAATACTACTAAAAATTATTACCGTCTTTGTGCAGATGCGATGATTGATTTAGCAAACACCAAGGGCGTTAACGTTAATATGTTAAACGCGGTAAATCCATCTCATTATTTATTAGGTCAGTGGCAAATAGCATGGATGCAAGAACAGATTTGTATTGCGTTAATAGGAACGTCAGACGTTGAAGTCGGGTATGATAAATACGCCATAAAACAACGGATTTATCATGCAGATTTGATACAGTATCAAGGTAAGATTACCTTTGAGACGTTTCAAACGGCTAATATGCAGCAGAACTATACACGTGCTGCTGGCCGAACGTTTAACGTGGTGTATTAAGATGTCAGATCCTATCATTACCATAGTTACGCAGCCCAGTTCTGTTTTGGCAAGGCTTGGATCGTCTGCAACTCTTTCAGTAACTGCTACTCAAGATCAAGCTGCTACCTTAATTTACCAATGGTACAAAGACGGTCAAGTTATTTCTGGGGCTACATCATCAACGTATACCGTTGCTGCTTTAAAAGCTGAGGATAGTAATGTTTATGCGTGTTATATTACCACGAGTCCAGGGTCAAATGCAGCATGGACAAACAACGTAGTTATAGCATCTTCAATACTGGACAATATAGAACTCCAAATGAAAATTTTGATGCTTACCATGACTAAAACGGGTGGATACAACTTCGATTGGACTACGGTAAATATTGAGGACCAGGCACGAGGGGAGTATCCAAGGGCTGTTATTGAATCACCTAAAGAGGACAATTTAGACGATACAAATGGTCTTGCCAGTGTCGCATATACTAATGCGGTAACGTTTGTTGTGTGGATTACTGGGAAACAGCTTATTGATTCAATACCAAACCCTAACTTTACTATACGTAGTAATCTTAGGGCAGCAGAAGATGATCTAAAAAAACTATTTGGTATAAATTATCAATTGAATGGAAGCTGTGATGGAATAATGTTTCGCAATTGCCAAATATTTGAAACAAATAAAAATGATGTGACAAAGCCAGCAGCAGCCCGTACCGAGTGGCTGGTGAGATATGCTCAGGATCGTATTACACCCTTACAATATGCAAGTTCTTAACCTTATTTCAGGAGGATGTTATGTCCACTAATGCTCTTAATGCGGTTTATAAAACTGCAGTGGTTGCAATTGAGGAAAGTATTTTGACTCAGGATGCCATCGCAGCAGCTGACCATATACATATTGCCGGTGCCTATATGTCGTCTACGCCTTTTGTTGCAAATCAGGTATACGTCCTCCGTGACGATACGTTTGCTGCAGGAGTAAATGGTTTACCTAATTCAGAACGTGTATTGGTTACTTCAATTGCTGGACTGGTGTCAACTGCCTATCCTTCAGGGCATAAGGTTGTTTCCCCGTCAGGCTATGCCACTATTAGTCTGTTGATATCTGGAGAGGGTCTGACTACTGGTGACCGATTTTTTACGTTTGATGGTACAGATTCCACTGACGGTGCTTTGGCAACGGCAAAAGGTTCGGCTATCGTAGCAGGAGATTCCTTTTTAGTGGCAAGTTCCAGCTCTGTAACGACTACATCCACTGTCGCTGATTTTGGGTATCTTGTTATGGGATCTATTACCGTTACCGGGTTTACTTCTGCAGGATGGACTGGGGGTCTGGTTGGTAGTTACACCAAGGCAAATAATGCCTCAGTGCTTACTCCTGGGCAAGAAGTCGTTCCGACCAACACCGATTTCAACTGTCGGTTTAAAACCCTGACCGATGCCCCAAAGATTGATTTTGATGATGAGGCTTCAAGATTTGCGACGGGTGATGAAGGTAGGGATTTATCTATTGCTGGAGCACGTTCTTGTGAAATTAACTTCACGGAAAAATTTGCTTGGGGTGGCGCAGTATCCACGATACCAAAATGGGCAAAGTTAATGAAGGTCATGGGACATCTACTTAGAAAGTGGACTACTACTGGAATTGAAATTTTACCATTAACGTATGCAAATGAAATAACTGCAACGGTGTGGATAACTACTCCTGAAAATGGGATGTCACCTGCCGGGTGTTGTTATCGTTACGCTGGAGCGCATGGCGGTAATGGTTGCTCAATCAGTGGGGGAAAGATCGGTGACCCGTACATGCTTACCGGAAAACTCATGGCAACGTATATCGGTACGCAAGAATTGACTCTTACTCAAACGCGAATACTTACATCACCGGAAACCAGTATACCTGAAGTTATGCTTAACAACGTTGTTTCAGTTCCTGCAAGAGTAAATGGGTCCACGACTTCAAAGGAAATTGAAATCAGTCAATTCTCACTTGACTTTGGCGGTGTCGTAAATCCTTTTATTAACCAGAAAACTTCAACTGGATTTGCATATTACGCAACGCAAGATCGTGACCCAAAATTGACTATGAACCCGTACCATGTAAGAAAGTCCCTTGATGATATTGACTACATCGTCACGAATATGGTTACTGGCGAAGTGTCAATCAAAAGCGCGGCAACGAGTCCTCACGTTACCATTTTTGTACCGAACGCACAATTGCTTTCCCCAGCGATTGCGGCAAGAGAAGGATATGTAAACACCAATAGAACGTATAGGGCATTGCGTAATAATTTAACGGGAACCGTAACTGATAATACTATACCAGATCAATGCATGTATTCAATTCTTATTGGAGCAAGGGCATAATGAAGCATAGTGTGATTCTAAGGAGACTTGCTGCTTCTTTTTAAATAAGTGTTCTTAATCGCTTAAATAAATTTTAAAGGGAGACGTATATGACACCCAAACGGCAATTAGATGCTGCCACAATAGAAGCACTACGGGGATTTGTGCCTTTTTCCGCTGAAATTCCTGTTTCATTTACTCCACAACCTTTTAAGCAATTGTCCATTCCTGAAGAATTTAAACCAAAGTTCTCTGTCAGATCGTTTACTCAAGCAGAGCGGTTAAAATATGTGCAGATTTATCAATCTGTAAAGTACGATGAGAAAAATTTAATACCACAGACGGAATTGGAAAGCGTGGTAAAACAAATTTCACCTATTTTCCGCGCCTGTCTGGTTGGCTGGACTGATTATTTTGATGGTGCGACAAAAGAGGAAATAAAATTTGTCGCGGCACCTGACAAGGGTTGTGTAGAGGTGTATTGGAATGATGATAAGGTTTTGCCCCAGTGGATACGTACTGAAATTTGTGAAGAAATTAAGAAGATAAGTTGTTTAACGCCTATTGAAAGACTGTCTTTAAAATAGTGGCAGGAGCGCGCGCTGGCTTAATAGCCTTCTCCTGCAGTAAATGTAAAAGCGCGGACGTAAAAAATGAAAAAGGTGATGTTGTATCAAACTACGTCAAGGAAAGTCTTGGATGCGAAAAAGCATTGGAAGTGCCTGGGGTTTGGTTCAATACAGATGACGATGAAGGGGAACTGTTTTTTAACTGTCCTTTAAAGTTTATTTCTTCAAGCGTGAAAATGTTTTTTGAAAAGTATGATCTTTATTGCAGAAAGATGTTGACACCTTTGAATTACGAAAACGAATCCGCGAAATTTTTAGAAGGTATTGAATTTTTTGAGTCATGGCTTAATCAGTATTCAAAAATCATAAAGGGTGAATAAAATGTCCGTAGAAATCCCTGTAAAAATAACCTTGCAAGAGTTTGACAAGGCTATGTCTACTCTTAAATCGTTCCATAAGGAAGCGGTTGAGGGAAGTGGTCAGGTAAAGTCTGGTTGGATGGACATGACAAAAGGATTTATTGCGGGAAACCTTATTCTTGAGGGAACTCGAAAGGCATTTGAGTTAGTTAAAAATATGGCTACTGAGTCAATACAAGCGTTTGATCAGGAAATTGTTACTGTCGCGCGGTTAAATTCCTTTTTAGGAAGTGGTACTACTGCTGTTGTTAAACTTGCTGAAGAAAAAGAGGTGTTGACAAGATATACGCACGATGAGACGCTTGCGGCGGCGAATGCCCTTTCAATGCATAAACTGAACAGCACCGAAATACAAAAACTAATTCCGGTTATACAAGATTACGCCGCAAAAAGCGGTAAGGGACTTGTTGAAACTGCTAATGCGTTTTCTTACGCAATCCAATATGGTTCGACAAGATCATTAAGACAATATGGCGTTGAGATTAATAAGGCCGGAAGTCAACAGGATGTTTTTAATACGCTAATTGAGGCAGGGCAGGGTGATGTCAAGGGAATGGCAGAAAAAATTGGAGACCTTGGGGCTGGCCCGCTTATTCGTGTAAAAAATCAGTTTGAGTCAATGAAAGAGATAATTGGTGAGGCGCTTATCCCCCATGTAAAAGCATTTGCACAAATACTTGAAACGACTATTCCAGCGTTCCGTCAATTACTTCTTGGAGATATTCCAGATGTTTCTGATCAGCAGAATGCGCAATTAAAAGACTATGTTCTTAACATTACAAGAATAAGGTCAGAAATAGCTCAAATAAAAGCAATTAATGAGGGAACCAAACAGGGTAAACTAATGTTTTTGCCTGAAGGTCTTGACACCAGTGCAAAGCACGTAAGGGCACTTAACGCGGAATTAAAGTCATATCAGGAGGACGTGAAGAAAATTTCTGGCGCAGACACAGGTGCTAAAAAATCAAAATTGAGTCCCAAAGGTGCACCAGATGCACAGGCACTAATAGATGATGCTAAGTGGATATCACAATCCATAAATGAGATCAATAGAAAAGGTTCTGAGTGGCGGTTAAATGAACTTGAAAAAGAGAACTTATCAAAGGAAGATAAAACAAAAAAGGCTCAGGAGGAAGTTGAACGTATTAAAAAGGGCATTGAAAAACGAGCTGAACAGGATAGACTGGATGCCCAGCAAGTCGTAGATCAAAAAGAATCAAAAGTGTTGCAAAAAACATCAGACGGTAGATTAAAATTACTAAAGGCAGAGCATAAAAAAGAACTTGATGCATATAAACGGTTAGGTATAAGCACTACTGAATTAGAGCAAGACCAGGCACAAGAGATCAGTGAAATAAAAAAGAAAGAAACAATAGACAAAATAAATTTTGATTTGGATTACGCTGGGAGAACGTTGGGTATCATGTCTGATTTAGCGGATGCTTCAAAGGCCAGTGCACAAGTAAAGCAAAGAATAGCAGAGGGGGAAGCCTTAGTTAGTGCTGGAAAGGCAGCCATGGGCGTTCTTGCCAATACGGAATCATATATTGGGTCTTTTGGTCCTGTTGGCGGCCCTATAGCCATGGGAGTAGAAATAGCACTCATAGCGGCAGAAACTGCCGCCCAAATTAGCAAAATAGAATCCGCTAAAATGGCGTATGGTGGTGTCGTACGTGGAGGAACGCCCGGAGTGGACAGCGTTCACGCTATGCTAATGCCGGGAGAAGTTGTTTACAATCCGGCAATGCCGAATCCGGCATTGGCTGCTATGATTAATACGCAGAGTACATCGAGCACGTCAAATACATCAAATATTCATCTTGGTGGAATGAGCATAGTTATTCAAGGTAACGCTGATAAGCACACAGTAAATCAATTGGCAGTAGTAACAGAAAAAGCTGTTATTAGTGCACTAAAAAAAGCACAAAACAACGGAAAAATAAGCGCAAGAAATTTTACAATGAGGTCGTAGATGCAAATATCTGGAACTGGGATAACTACATTTACGGCAAAAGTAAAACCGGACTTTAAGCCTGAAACGATTTATGCCCTAAATTGGCAGCAACTGTCCTCTGGTAATTGGGTTTGCACAGACCGAACATACATTGAAGATAAGTATAATACGTCAATACGGTTATATAACACAGAGGGCACAATACTTAATTTTGTGACTGAACTGGAAGCAAATAGAACCGCAAAAAATAACTTAATAACCCTGACAAACTTTACTTCTGGTGAACATATTTTTGGTGCTGATTTAGATTACACTGGTGCTGTATACGCCACAGTTGAATTTGATAGAAGGTCACAAAAGACATTACGCGGAAGCGAACAGACTTTAAAACTCTACTGCACGTCTCCCAGTTTTGTTGGCGGGTCTGGTTCGCTTCCTTTATTACAGTTGTTAAGTATTGGATATGATGGTGACAGTGACAGAACTATTAATAAAATTGAAACATACAATAGGACATTTAATTACCAGGAGCATTTTTCTGATCATGGTACTTTTACGGGGACTTTTACCTTCACTGATCAAGAAACAATATCGCTGAAAAGATACGTTGCAACACAGAGAGGCAATACAATTTCAATTCCCGAAATTTATGGGGTCACTTATCCTTTTGGTTGGCGGTCATCTGCGTATCCAGTAAATGTAAAAATACTCAAGTTTGAAGATTTAGGCATTTCATCTATTGAAAATGGTAAACCAAGATGGCTAACCGCTATTACCCTTGGTGAAGTAATATGAGCAACGTAATCCATTACGCACTTGAAATATTTACTGACTCTACACTTACGAATGTTACGTATGGTTTAAAAAGTGGAGTTTTTCGATTTGTCACTGATCGTCCTAAATACAATATAGATGGGTGGTACGCATATGGTGAAATATGGTGTGATGTTGATTCTCCCACAATATTAGGAGGTACTGGTCGGATAGGTTTTGAGGCAATAAGTCCAGGGACTACCTGGACTTATTTTTATATCAATATTTGGCACAAATCACACAATCCTTTCAATCCCAATCAAACGGGGATATATTGGGCAAACAGCCCAAGTCCGGGTATTGTCAATATTTTCATAGATACGACAACAACGGTAAGTGATGTTGTTAATGGAAATTTAACAAACATTTCAGGTACGCCATTATTTACGTTATCTGAAATTACTCCCGGAACAATAATCACACAGACGACGTATGCCTATTTCACTTGGATAGTTTTTCTTCACAACTATATACCATACGACATAAGTGGAATTTTACCGACGTATTCTGCTTATGAAATTGACAAAAACGGCGTATCCGTTTCAGGCCAGCCGGTCAATGCAAATTTTTATGAGGACTTTTTAACAAAAGAAGCGTTTTCAGTCAATCCATTACGGTTGATTGATATTATATCTTGTGGGACGTATTCAACGGATAATACATTTGCATTTAAAATAAAAAATAATAACAAGTTTTGGAATTTTTGTCTTGATCCTTTGAATACGGGAAGTTATGACGCTGCCAATGCTATCAACTTGATAGGAAGGTCAGTAATTTTATGGGTTACTATAAATGACGTGTTTTATCAATACGCAAGAGGTAGAGTCTCAAATAACCCGTATACCGAAATAGATTATGAAATACAGGTAAATGATGACGCAACGTTGATACATAAGGTTTTACCTCCAGTAGTTCAAACTAAAACGATTTCTTCCGAACTTCAGGACAGTATAGCAGGAACGCCGATTCCAATAATATTTGGTGATGTACCGTATTCAAAGATTTTGAAAAAAGCCGTAGAAAACCAATATCTAAAAGTTTCAACCAATGGTAATTTTTGTGCCGCTATAAATTACGTAATTCTTTCAAATTCATATTCAGCAAACCAAAGATGCAAAATAGATTTACTTAATGGAACGCAGCAGTTTGCGGCGGACCAGTTGGCCGGATATTATTTGTCCGTGGCTTCGGGGCTAAACGCTTCCACGCAGATTTCTAAAATAGTATCTAATGACGTATCTGTTTTATATACGCCTACAGGATATTTTTCATCGTACAAAACTACGATCTACCTTGATTCCCTTTTGGTGGATAGTAACGGACTTTTAATTGCCGCCGCTGCAACTTTCGCGCCATCTACTAACAACTGGTTCGATAGTACTGACCTCGCATGGACGCTGCACTATATTATACCCGTCAGTGCGTCGGCTTACGCGGTTCAAAATACATGGTGGTTTCAAGTATCCACCTTTGCGGTAAATACTTTTATTTCCAATTTAACCACTACTCCTGGCTTGGGATTGAGTTATAAGGTATGGACTTATGACAGCAATCTTAAACTTTATCTTGACATAAGTTCAGTAGTGAATCTTACGCAATCTGAATTAAGCCTTATAGCAAATTCCGCGCAAGCTGATGGAAAGGTCACTGTTCTTGAACCAATAGATTTTGAGATGGTTGAGTTCGGGTTTATATCTTTTGGAATTCCTGGTTTTGATGAGTCAGTAACGGATAAGGACGCGATTGCTGCGATTACGAATAAATCAAGGTTAATCCCGTTTAATAATTCGCCAAATGCTGGATATAAGTTTACAAATAACGTGAGTGTTGATGCTGAATACGATTTACGGGCAAAATATAAATTGAGTATTTTGGCAAACACCTATGACGATATTTTCTTTCTTGCAGACGCTGATTGGCGTTGGAACAATACTGGAGCGTATAACGCTTTTGCTTTTTGGGGTATTCATTACTACCTTTACGATCAATATAACAATTTATGCAAGGACACATGGGATACTCAAAAAATAGCCACGTCTATAGATGCTGTACCCTATGGAGGTGTAGGCGTTTATTATAAATATAAATTGAATTTAATTCCAAATTCATATTATCCAGCAAATCAAATCGCTGGAGACAATATAAGTCTTTTTTCCTTTGACGCAGATTCACAATCACCATGGAATTTTACACATTATCCGTATTCAACTCACCATAGTTTTAAAAATTTCTTAAAAGGAACGTCGGCCTATGATGGCACAAAAGATTTAAGTAGAATTGGTGCATTCTATATGGATTGTCGAGTAAGAATAAATCAAGTACCCGGTTCTGTAGAACCGTTTACAATATGGCTTAAACAAATGACTCTGCTTGGTTCAAGAATCGTTGAGACTATTACTGGAGATGTATTTACATCTGCACAAGGGGAAACGGTCAACAATGATGGTGTAACCCCAACTAATAACGTGTACACCGTCTTTCGGCATATCTTGGAATATTATGACGGGATACCTGCTCAATTAATAGATTATGGCAATTTACATGCCACAAGGGGGAATGACAGTCCAGTAGCGCCAGAAGGAACGTTGTGGCATGTTGGGCATACTTTGACAGAGCGTAAGAACTCAATTGAGTACCTTTCTGAATTATGCGCTCATACTTTTGTAGGGATGTTTGGTACAAGAACAGGAAAACGCGGTATAAAATCTTTTCAAAATCTGGCAGCAGAACCTGTCCCAACAGTTATATACGATGCATCAATAATCTTGAATCAGTCTGTTGAGAGTTATAAAAAGAGCGATATTTCACAGTTGTTTAATAATTTTTTAATCAATTATAGTTATGACCCAGCGTTGCAAACATTTCTTAGAAGTTTTTTTGTTGCAAATATTGATAAATTTTCATCATTTCCTATTGATACTGAAATGGAGGTAGTGCCCAATTCTTTAGCAACGTCTACAACGTCCGTTGTTATAGGCACTGGGGATAAAACATTAACTACGCAGACATGCCTTGACTATAAGACAGATCAGGATGTAAGAATATTAAAGGATACGAGTAATTACATGATCGGTCGTGTTATATCCTATAATATAACTACGGGTGTTATGATAGTATCTGTAGGAATTGTTCAAGGGTCAGGAACGTATTCAAATTGGGATATAAACCGCGTAGACATGCCGACATGGTACACCTGTTTTGGAGGGTTGTTGGGCAGTTATAATTTTTCTTCTGTGGGATATGCTGAATCCAAAGTGATATGGGATAAATGTAGAGCGTCTTATGTAAGTAATAAAGTTATAAAGCAAGCACAATCTGATGTCTCAGACCTTTCTTGGTTTATTGATAGATCATTATTTGATTCTACGTCCACGTGGGGGACCGGTGATAAATCATCAGCCTATTATTTTCTGAGACTCCTTTCTCAGTGGACTACTATTTCAAAAAACATAGTTACTTTTTCAGTGCCGATTAATTCAAGCACAATTCTTGAAGAGTTGCTAAATTATGAAGGCTTTAGTGATATCTTTTACACCAATGGAAAACAACAAAACGGATGGGTAACTGGCATAGAATTAAACACGGCTGAAGACAGCATAAGATTGACAATGACGTTATTGCCCGTTGAAGTTCAAAATGCTATACCACAGCCGTACAGTACGTTATCAAGATTGATTTCGGTGCAGGCGGCACCGTTGACTAATAGCTCTATTTTATAAATAATGTCTTAACAAGGAGGAAATATGAGTATCGGTGTAAACGTGACAAAAGACAACGTGGATTCCCTGGTTGGGTCTTTGACCAGAGACGTGAAATTGATAATGGAGCGGGTGAATGACGTGTACTCTTTTCTCACGTCCGAGGTTGTCAACGACGGGTACTTGACAAACTTGGGATACACGGTTGACGACATTACGAAAATCCGCGCCTCCGTTAATGATCTGCATCAATTAGCGACGATTTATTCCGGTGCGGCGGCGTTGGCGGTCGCAAAAGACTTCACCACTTTTGGAAAATATTTGTGGGGAACAGGACTCTAAATTATGGCTATTACAGTAGGAAATTCCGCAGTCTCGGCGGCATTGACGGCGGCGACAGGAACATCCTCCACGCTTTCATTGAACAACAACAAGACCGACGTGATTGTCTGTGTGTCAATCCGAGACACTAGAACCGCGTCCGTTGTCAATTCAGTCACCTATGGCGGCGACGCGATGACTCAGGACATTACCCGATTGAGAACTGATGGTGATACTACCGAAGATTTGCGCGTTTACATTTTTAGAAAAACGGGAGCAAAAACCGGGGCGCAAGATATTGTTGTCACGCTTGATAGTTCCGCTGAATATTGGGCTTTTTGCGGGGTAGCGGTTGGTGGAATAAGTTCGACCGGACAGCCGGAAATCACGGGAGGCGCGGACGCGGACTTGACTTCTGCGACTGATCCCTCCGTCACCATGACTACCACAACCGCCGACACAATTCAGTTTGACAGCGTTTATAACAAGTCTGGTACATCAATGACTGCCGGATCAAGCCAGACTATTATTGGTCAAGTTGGTGTTAATGGTGGTTCTGACCGTGCGTTATTCGGTTATATAATCTATACGTCCGCTGGATCAAAAACTTCAACATGGACGGAAACGGTTGATGATGACTGGTGCATGGTTAGCGCGGCGTATAAAATTGCGGCGGTAGTTACTGGTGGATGCGGTCTTATTGGTAATTCTGCTTTGGTTGGTAGTTCGGTACTAATTGGTAAATCAGTCTTAATTGATTAAAGGAGAAACTTATGGTCAATCTTGGGGACAGGGCAGTGGGGAGTACGCTCTCTTTTGATTTCTCAACACACAAGGCAGATGGAACTCCAATAACGCTTTCTGGTTCTCCGGTGATTTCTGTTTATAAAGACTCAACAACGGAAAGCACATCTGGGGTGACTTTAACAGCTGATTATGACACCCGAACTGGGATGCACCATGTTGTCATTGACACATCAGCCAATGGGACATTTTACGCGACAGGGAACGACTTCTCAGTTGTCATAACTACTGGAACCGTTGACAGTATAAGCGTGGTTGGATACCCCGTCGCCAGATTTTCAATCGGTCGCGCAAACATTTCTCACATAACCAGCACCGCTCAGACAGCGCGAGACATCGGCGCAAGCGTTCTCCTTTCCAGCGGCACGGGAGCGGGACAACTTGACTTCACAAGCGGCGTGGTCAAGGCAAACGTCACGCAGATTGACGGTTCGGCAAACGCTACACACGCCACGGGCATGATTGCGGCCGACGCGAGAGATATTCTCGGAACGGCAATTTCTTCCCCAGCGACGGCTGGCATCCTTGATGTCAATATCAAAAACATGAACAATGTCGCGGCAACTTCAATAACCACAATTAACGCTAACCAGGGCACAACGCAACCTGTCAATTACACAGGAACAGGTGCAACGGCGTATGTTAAGTCTGATGCTGTCAATATCGGCGGGGCCGTCCCCGCGTCCGCAACTATTGGAACAGTAACGACAGTTACAAATCAACTTACGGCGGCGGCGATTGCCACGGGTGTATGGCAGGACGCTACCGCTGGAGATTTTACCACCGCATCAAGTATTGGAAAGGCCCTTTATATTGCCAATGTTGCTCCAGGCAGTTCCGGGGGGCACATGATAAGTGGTAGTAACGCCGGAACTACTACACTGGCAGCATTAACAATTACTGGTGCAACAACATTAACAGGAGCTGTTACCGCAACGAATGCAAGCAATGATATTAATGGGTGCAATATTCAAAAAATAAACTCTCAATCTGTAACCGCATCAACTGGTATTACAGCTAATGCTAATTTAGGCACGACGCAACCCGTTAATTTTACCGGAACGTCAACAACCGCTTATGTCAAAACTGATATGGTTGACATTGCAGGGGCTTCGGTCTCCACGTCTACGGCACAACTTGGGGTGAACGCAGTGCAACATGGAGGAACGGCGCAAACAGGTAGAGACATCGGCGCAAGCGTTCTCCTTTCCAACGGAACCGGAACAGGACAAATCAGTCTTTCCAGCGGCGCGGTCACGGTTGGAACGAATAACGATAAAACTGGATATGCCCTGGCTTCCACCGCTGTCAACGTCACCGCAATTGACGGAGTTGCCTTGCCTACTCACGCTTCAGGTAAAATCCCTGCTGACGTTCTCGCAATTTCAAATTCAGCTGTCAATGCAGGTTCGGCCCAAATTGGGGTCAATGTCGTGCAGTTCGGTACGACGGTTGTCACGGGGAGAGACATTGGGACAAGCGTTTTAATTTCTTCAGGCGGTGGTGTTGGACAGCTTGACGTAACAGGTGGAGTAGTTAAGGCAAATGTGACGCAATCGGATGGAGTTTCTCTTGGCACTCATGCCAGCGGTATTCTCCCCGCTGACGTAAGGGACATCATGGGTTCGGCTGTAAGCACATCTACTGCACAACTCGGCGTAAATGTTGTAAGCGGTGGTTCTTCTGATCCTGCCGCAATAGCAGATGCAGTATGGGATGAAGCTATTTCTGGACACTTGACAGCAGGATCAACTGGAGCAAAACTTAATAGTGCCGCGTCCGCAGGTGATCCGTGGACAACGGCTCTTCCGGGTGCTTATGGAGCTGGGACAGCTGGTTATATTTTAGGTACAAATCTTGATGCAAAATCATCCGATATTAAAACGCAGACGAACAAAATGCAGTTTGACGGATCAAGCAACATTAAATCCGTTAAGAACGCGACAACGGCAGGAACGGCAGACTTTAATACAACAGAAAAGGCAAGTATTACTACCGCGTGTACCGCTTCTACGCCAACCGTTACCGTATCCGGGACTATGGATTCAAACGTGATTAAGGTTGATGGCGTGACTCTTGGGACTCATGCTTCGGGTATGTTACCAGCCGATGCGCGGGATATTCTTGGTACTGCTATTTCAACGCCAGCGACCGCCGGGATACTTGATGTGAATATCAAAAATATGAACAATGTAGCGGCAACTTCAATTGCTACAATTAATGCAAATCAGGGCACGAGTCAGCCGATTAATTTCACCGGAACGAGCACCTCGGCTCTTGTTAAGTCTGATACGGTTGACATTGCAGGGGCTTCGGTCTCCACGTCTACGGCACAAATCGGAGTAAATGTTGTATCTCTAAGTAGTGGCCTTGACTTTACTTCTACCCAAAAAACCTCCATTGAAAATACCGTCTGGGATGCGGCTATTTCAGGGCATTTGACAGCAGGATCAACAGGTGCAAAACTTAATAGTGCGGCTGCTGCAGGCGACCCATGGTCTACGTCCCTACCTGGAGCCTACGGGGCCGGTACCGCAGGCTACATTCTTGGAACTAACCTTAACGCTAAAGTTGGAGACGTTAAAACGCAGACTGATAAAATGGCTTTTGATTCCAATTCATATATAAAATCGGACTTGGAAGCCATAGAGACCGTTACTTTAGCAAGTACAAACGCCATTTTAAACCTGAAGAAATTTACTGTATACAATTCAACGGGCGACGCAGTGACGTTTGCAGCTAACAGTACTGGAAATGCGCTTACACTTACTGCATCTGGTTCAGGTTCTGAAGTGTCAAGCAACTACTTTAATAGTATTTATACTCATACTCAGTATTTGACATTTAACGGGTCTTATGTTAACGCTAATCTAAAGATGATAGAGGACACTACAACAAATAGCGTATTGCTTGCATACTCGATTAGTTCAACAAAAGTTGGTACGGTTGATAGCGCAAATATAACGCCTACCAGTACTATTTTTGATACAAGTATTAGTGAAGCATTGACAAATCACTGGGCAAGAAGATGGTTGATTTTCAGAACCGGCAGTCTAAGTGGATGTGCAAGCCCAGTACAAGGGTATCAGTTAGTAGCAGGAAAGGGTAGGATACTTTGTACTGCTTTACCACAAGCACCTGCCCACGGGGATTTATTTATCATAGTATAGAAACATGGAAATGAACGAAAGACGCAGAAGTACAGACAGATTTGCTCATAGATTGTTAGAGTGGTTAGTAATTATTGCTACAACCTTGGGTATTGCTACGTCTCTATGGGCAACAGTTCTTGAACCAAAGGTACGGTACATGGTACAAGTTGAAGTGGACTCGAAACTTGAGCCCATCTACGCGGCATTGCGGTTTAACGAGTGCATGCACCGGGCACAAATGACTGCTGATCAATGGAATAAGGCTGAGCAATTATATAAAGAAGGTCTGAGGTTGTCCGGGCAAAGGTAAACAGTTTATGCTTACTGTTATTGGAAAACGATTATTTGATCCTTTGAATGAAGGATACCCAGACATTCTAAAAATTTATGATAATAGTATGGAAATGTGGCAGGGCAGGTATAGTTCTAATCCAAACCCATATCAGCCTTATAGTGATCCTAAAATTCCTTGGCAGGAATGCTATGCTCAGATTATGTCGGGGGAATATACCTATAAAGTAATAACCACAGATGAAAAACTATATCCTCATTTAAGACTTTATTTGAATAATTCAGAAAAAATACCAACAACAAACCCAAATAAAAATCATAATGGATTACACTATGCAGAACTTGTTAATATTGAAAAAGGATTTTCCCTTCAGTGGCGTGGCTCAAAAGCCTGTCAGACAATTCACCCAGATGACTACCTATCTTTTATCAGTCATTTTAAAATGAATGATACCGGAATTTACAAGCTAATAAATTAATTTTAATTTTTGGCTGTCCGCTTGCCCATATTTTTATGGCGTCGTATTATTTAAAAATAATTTAAAAAAAAAATAAAAAAATCTTTACTTTTTTATTTTTTTTATATTATATTTAAAGGGAAGATAAAAAAAACTAATCAAACAAGGGAGATAAAATGAAAATTATGACTTTTACTGTTTCCGTTCCGGATGATGTGATTACATCTGAAAGAATCAACCACAGTGTAATCTGCGAAGAAGTAAAATCAGCAATAGTTGATTCAATGATATTAGAAGATACTCAAGTACAAGAAATGACGGTTATATTAAGAGAAATAGAATAACCTTTAACTGGGAGGATGAAATGTCAAAAGTAAGAATCATTCACGCTTCAAACGACGCAAACGACTTTTGACGAACGCATTTATTTTACTGAAGATCATGATACATCTGCTGAAGAATTTTTCCCTTCTTGCATGGTTATCACAAGCAACACAATTCACGAAATTGAAATTCCATCAGGCTTTCCGATGGACTATACTTTTAGGCGTGAACAATTATAAAATGGTGACGGCTGCCGAAACCGGGACTCACCCGGTCTACGGGAAACACCCGTACTGATGAGGCAAACTCAAACTTAATGGAGGGTTATAGTATGAAAGACTATACACAAGTGGAATTTGATGGTTTTGAAAAAGATTCCTATGGCATAAAACAATGTCCGTCAGGTGACTATACACAAATTAAAAATTTTAGTGAGAGGTGCAGGTTCGGTGAGGGGTGCAGTTTCGGTGAGAGGTGCAGTTTCGGTACGTGGTGCAGGTTCGGTGAGGGGTGCAGGTTTGCTTTTTTTCCCGTTTCAATTCTTCGCGCCGATTTGGGTATATTGTCTAATGGATTGACAAATGAGCTTATGCACCGTGACCAGGAAAGCCATCCAAAACCTGAAATGTTTGACGACTGGTTGACAGGTGGAGAATGTCCCTATAGCGTACCATGTGAACGTATGCACTCTTTTAAGCAAGACCGGGAAGCATGGGAAACAGGGGAATGGAAACGAATGGCCGACCGTGACCTAATCCGGGCAATTGCAAAAGAAAAAAACTGGACAATTAAGAATTTTTGAATTGTTTCATAAAGGTGACTTGAAAAGTAATTATTATGCTTTACACTGTGTATATTGACCGTGAAGGAGGTAAGTATTTCACTTGGTATTATGACTATGAAGGGGAAAAGCAGTGGTTTGAAACGGGAACAGTCGGTGAAGCAAAAAGAAAAATCAAGTCTTTATTAAGCGGTTTGCCCTATAAAATTGTTATGGTTCAACCTAATACTAAAATAATCGTAAATGAAAATAACATACTCAAGTTCTTGTTTCGGTAGTATATATAAGGATATATTTTATTTTTATTTATTTATATATTATTTATAATAATCAAAGGGACTATTACTAATAGTTATGGGACAAGCTAAATTTACTTAAATTAAACAGGAGGTTTAAAATGTCAGAAATGTCAATTGAGGTCAATACATGTTCTGCAACGCTTTATAACGGTACTGCAGCGGTTGGAGCATGTGCAGGCAATTCTTTTAGCATTGAAAAATGGATTATTGAACAACAAAAGCCAATGGTGGATGCCGAGTTTCTGGTTGGCATCGCCTTGTTGCTCTAAGAAACAAAGAGAAAGAGAAAGAAGTTCTTCAGAAGGGATTATAAATGAGAAAATGGTTGCTTTTTTTTATTTTGTATATGGCTTGGTTTTGTGGTTTATAACGTTATTAATATAATAGCATCTAATTTGAGGTTAAAGAAATTAGAAGCTATTTCGCCCAGCGTACCACAATCAAAAGATCATGATGAAATTAAAAATAACAGTCATTGGGAATTAACATCAGCAGACACAATAATGTTTTTTTTTAAAAACGGTATGACTACCTGTACTATCTATCTTTACTATAAAAAATGAATTGGGCTGGTTGCCGGGTATGGACGGAATTGAAAAGGACAAGGAAGCGATAAAAGTTCTTAAAGCCTGTTATCCAAAGCATAACGTAGTGGCGGTGGATTGCTCGGAGTTGTCAATGGAGGGCGGGCTAACAAATTGCACAAGTGCAAATTACATTGAATAAGGAGGTAAGAGAATGAACAATAAAATTATTCTGTTACTCGCGGCGCTCTTTCTAAGCTGCTCAAACAACCCTACGAGTGTTAAAACGAACCAGACGACCATCGACCGCGATCCAAAGATCGTAGGACAATGGAAAGCCGGAAACAGGTCGGTAATTGATTTCAAAGATAATGGACAGTTATTAAAAATAACTCCAAATGTTAATACCATTTCAGGTTTAACATGGAAAACCAGCGCCGACACACTTTTTATAAAGTGGGGCCATGATACAATTGACTGGGGAAATCATCAAATTGAGATAAGAGAAGATACGACTTTGCAAGTTCAGTTTTATCGTATACAATCCGATACGCTATTTTTGCAAGACCACTTAAAATACCCGTATGGCAATTCGTCTTCTTACATCAAATGTAAGGGAGATTGTTTTTAATAAATAAACAAATAAAAGAAGGGCGCAAAATGAGCAAAACTACCCAAGCGGGAAAGGCTGAGGAGCAAGCAAAAGCAATCAACAAATTAGTCCAGGAAAATAATAACTACCAGCAATTGATTAAACAGTTCCAGCACATCACCGCTGACCGACATCTTGAACTAACGGCAACTACAGAAAGGTTGAAGCAGGCTAACGGATTGTATAGCTATATTGTTATGGAACTGTACAGGATCAAGCCGGATCATGCCTATTTCCTCAAAAACCAGGCTGTCGTAGAGCAGCTGAAAAAGGCAGAGGGAGAAGAAAAGCGCGAATCCCAAGAGGTAGAGGCGAAAAAACCGGACGGAAAGCCTGCTGACGTGGAAGGTGTTCCTGGAGTTGTTGTCAAGTGAAACGTATTGGAGTTCCCCAAATAATGGAAGTTGCGTGGAAATGTTCGGCTCTTTGAAATTGTGAAACGGCGAAAGTAGCGAGAGAAACGTCGAAATTGGAAACGGTTTCGATCTGGAGGGCTCGCCTGTGTGCTGTCAGTGTCCGGGGTAAATCCATAGCACCAAAACAACTGGGGTAAACCCGGTCATACGGTTCGAATCCGTCTAAAACGCCGCTTGAATATCTTTGAAGAGCCTAACGCGTTCGCGCAACAACCGTATGTTTTTATTTGGGAAAGTAGATATGCGGTTGTGACAAACAGCAACATACTTTCCCGTTCGCTGATGCATATTAGAGAGGGCTTTCATGTTACGAGTTGGCGCATTTAAGTTGTACCAAATTATCGCGAAGGTAAATTTGCTTTGCGATCACATCGTACAAATGAATCGCACAAGTTGCGGAATGCGCCAACGGTTTAATTGGAAGCCCTCTCTAACGTCAGCTAACAAATAAAGGTTGACATTCGCGGAAGACACCTATATGAAAGTAGTGTTTTTTTAGCACGCCGCGAACGGTCAACCCTTTATTAGGCGTTGCACGCCATAGTCAATTTTTCTGGAGGTTATTATGCCCGCCGAAGAATTAAAACTATTACCATGTCCTTTTTGCGGATGTGGTGTTGAACTTGAAAAAGAATATCACGAAAAACATCCTTGCGGTGGTAAAATATACTTTTGGATACGCTGTGATTGTGGCATACAAACGCCTGGGCGCTTCGACGATGCGAAGGCTGAAATAGCATACTGGAATCGGCGGGCTGAAATTGCGGATAAAATTGCCAACGGGCTTACAACAACCGCAGCCACGCCATGCGATCACGTTTTTGTTGGTAACGATTATCTGTGCAAAAAGTGTGGTTTATACTTTCCCGAAACGTCAGGTTAGCACGGCACACGTTGTTTTCAATTGGTGCAGAGAGCGCCATTTATTTTGTACTTGAAGTCTTTTATATGCTTGTAATAACAGTTATATTATTTATTATCATAAGCAAAATGAAATAGAAATGACCTTGTGACATTATGTGATATAAAAGTGCATCAGTACGTTTCAAAAATAAAATAAAATATTTTTTACTTTTTATTTAGAAATTAATTATATTATCTATATGCCTAAGAAAACACATAAGTTGGATACTATAGCCATCACGACTGAAAGCAAAGAAATTGTACAGCAATTGGCTAAGAAGAAAAATTGTTTTGATTATGAGATCATTGAAGAAGCAGTAAAAAAATACATTAAATAATTATATATTTTGCATCACGCGATCTTTTTGAACGGAGCCACCCGTGTCTAAAAAATCGACATCTTTCTTGCCTTTGTTTCCGGCAGATCAAAGGACACAGAGCGGAAATTGCTGTAGTGGCTCCCAGCGTTCCGCTCTTTTTTTACGCCCCTATCAAATTCAAGGTATTCAATATTTACGTGATCAGAATGGGTGTGGTGTTCTTTTTTGGGACATGCGTCTTGGTAAAACACTTACTGCTATACGTTTTCTTTCCCAGCGTAAGGATGCCAAAAGGATATTAATTGTTGCCCCATATAGTGCTTTGAGCGGGTGGGAAGAAGATTTAAGAAGAGAGACCCCTTTTATAGAGTCTGTTTTTAAATTTTCCCCAAAACAACGAAATGATGAATTTTTGCGAACTATTAAATGTCAAGGTTGGTTTTTGCTTAATAAAGAGACTTTTCTTTATTGTGATTTTCTTCAATATAGTTGGGACGCAGTAGTATGTGATGAGACATGGTTGACAAATCCAAGGTCTAAAATAACAAAATATTTTCTGAATAGTCCCAGGCCAAAATACAGAATCATTTTATCAGGAACACCAGCACCAGAATCAGAACTACAGTATTTTCCTCAGTTACATTGGATAAACCCGGACATACTTGGTGTTAGATCATATTGGGACTATCGCATAAGATATTTCAGGCCCGTTGGATTTGATTGGATTATTACTTTAAAGGGTAAGAAGTTTTTATCATCAAAACTGGCTCAATATTGCTCTGTTCTTAAACGCAATAACGTTGGTCTCAATAAGGAAGTTATATATAAAGAGCGAAAAGTAAAATTAATGGAATCAACTCGGAAACGATACCTTGCAATAGAATCTGCCTTGGTTGATGACAAAATATTGAAATATGCCGGTGAAAGGTGGACAGAATGTCGTCGCGTATGCTCTGGTAAAGAAAAAGAACTTGAATTATTGTCTTTGATAGAGGGAGAATTAAAAAATGAAAGAATCATTATTTGGGCCGATTATGTTGAAGAGGTGGAACGTATTGCTGGGCTGCTTCATTGTTCTTTTGTTCATGGTGGTGTCAGTCATATTAATCGTGAAGATATTAAAGCGAATTTTTTAAAAAGCCAAAGAATTTTAGTGGCCCAACCCCAGTGTTGGAAATGGGGAACCAATTTGTCCGGCGTTGATATCGTTATTTTCTTTTCAATGCCACAGAGTTTAATGACGTGGCAGCAGGTAAAGGAAAGAACCGTTGACCTTTCCATTGATCAAAGCCTTTTAATAATAATGCTAATAGCCGAATGTTCAATTGAAGAAGATATTTTAAGGAGTTTGTATGCCAAGGAAACAAGAGAACAACAACTCGATCGTATTCGCCGGAGCGTCATTGCTCGACAGTCCACCAGATCAGTTTAAATACGGGCAATGGTTGACTATTGATCCTGGAGATAATACCGCAGTTTGTTCATGGAAAAATGGCGCGTATGTCGATATTATAACATTTAGAAATTGTCTAAGTGAGTTGCCTTGTTTACTCTTTAGTAGTTTCTTTTCAATAATTATTGAAAATGTTAATCTGTGGGGCGGTTCATCAGTATCTTATGCCAGTGCTGCCAGTGGTGATTTGTTTAAACTTGCTATGTTAATTGGAGCATTAATTCAAAAATTTAGAAGCAAGGGATTTTCTGTATATTTAGTAAACCCGGTTAAATGGAAGGGTCAACTCAATCAAACTCAATTGCAGAATATTTTATTGAAAAAATTTCATATTACGGTAAATAATGAGCATGAGGTAAGTGCTATAGGAATAGGTCTTTGGGCCAAGGGATTATTTTAATGCAGTGCAATAAGTGTGGGTTGTCAAAAACAAGGGTACGAATGGTTATAGGTAGAGGTACATTGTCGGCTTCAATTCTCGTGATAGGGGAAGCACCCGGAAGGTCAGAGGACGTGTTGGGCCAGGCGTTTATAGGGGATAGTGGAAAGCTGTTAGATTCACTGTTAGAACGTGCCGGAATCTGGACAACGGATTGTTTTTTTACTAATACAGTTTTTTGCCGTCCCTGTGATGGTCCAAACGGTGAGAATAGAGAACCCAAAGCTGAAGAAATTTTCCTGTGTCTTAATAACGTTCTTGAAACAATTACTTGTTTAAAATACCTAAAAGGCATAATTTATGCGGGTAAGGTGTCGAGAAAGTGGTATGCTTCCCGACTAAAGGGTCTGCCCAGTGTGAATATTATACACCCAGCTGCTCTATTGAGGCAAGGGGGAACTGCCTCTCCTTATTATAGAGACGCACTTAATTCATTAAAGGAGTTTAAGCATGGACTTAGTTAAGGAAATCGCAGTTTTTGAAGGAAAAGAAAAGGGATTGTCTGTTGCAACAGAATCACAGCGGGTTGATTCTATTAATCTGATTAAAAAAGCAAAAGAAAAACGAGTAATTGTTGTAGAATTTTTCAAGGAAACGAAATCGAAAGCACATGAGGCATGGAAAGCAATCGTGGCTCAGGAAAAGGGTTTTCTGGATAAATTGGACACTTTTGAGGGCATTGCAAAAAGAGCAATTGAGGCATATGACGCTGAAAAGGAACGTATCAGATTAATAAAAGAAGAAAAATTGAGATCATTGGCAAATGAACAAGCGGAAAAAGAACGAAAGGCACTTGAGAATCGTGCAACACGGACAAAAGACCCGGAAAAACGTGAAGCCTTGTTAATTAAATTGGAAGCTGTTCAACCAGTCATGGTTTCATTACCATCTGATGTAAAACGTCAGGAGGGTGAATCATCACGTAAAATTTGGGATTATCGTATTACTGATATTACAAAATTGGATAAATCATTTATGATACCCAATAATATTCTTTTAAAGGGGCTGGCAAGAAATGAAGTGTCCCGAAAAAATCCACCAAACGGCGTAGAATTTTATTTTGAAACGACATTGAGCATTAGATCATGAATCTAAAACCGGAAATATTAACACATCCAAATATACCGTTGCCTCTTCATGGTTTATCTCCCAGAACCATAAATGGAGACGCTTGGTGGAATAGTATCCGTAAGGAAGTCTACGCAAAATACGATTATCATTGTATATCGTGTGGAGTATCCAAATATTATGCCTTGGGACATCAGTGGCTTGAAGCTCATGAGTATTATGATATAGACTATAAAAAAGGAACTATGAAATGTATGTCTATCGAACCCTTATGTCACTACTGTCATAATTTTATTCATAGTGGACGTTTGGATGCTATTACAGGCATAAAAAAAAGTGTAACAGAGGTGGTATCAATACTGGAGCACGGTTTTAAAATACTATTTCAACACAACCTGAAATGTTTTCCGGGTACGCTTGATCTTGCTTTAAGATTAAAGGCCAATACTTTTGGAGTCGTTGCTTATAAAATTGATAGCCATGTACCTTGGGATAAATGGAAGCTCATATGGAATGGAAAAGAATATTTTTCAAAATTTAAAAATGAGGAAGAGTTGGACCTTTTTTATGAAAGTGGGGACAAGATGGAAAGACCTATTCCGAAATTGAGAGACGTGAATCTGGCACTAAAGACCAAAAGCCAGACAGTGCCTAAGCCAGAAAAAACTTATATTCTGCCTACTAAAGTCACAGAACCCGTGGACGATCTTGGCGCTTATTCTTTTTTGATTTACGGGCAAAAGAAAATTGGGAAAACAACTCTGGCGTCCTTATTTCCTGATACGTTATTTTTCATGTTTGAGGCTGGTGCAAAAGCGTTGCGCATAAAAAGAGTGGACATTAATGTATGGGAAGACGCTTTGGGGTACTTATCAGCATTAGAGTTAGCTCCCGTTAAACCTAAAACCATCATTATTGATACCGGGTTTGAATCAAATCAGAAAGCACTAAAGTACATATGTCAACAGGAAGGTATAGAGTATCCGCGTACCGATAATTTTGGTAAAGATTGGGACTCAATTAAACGGCAATTACGTGATTTTCATGATCGCATTATTGCCATGGGCACTGGATTGGTAGTTTTATGTCATGAAACTGTTAAAGAACAACAGACCTTTACAGGGCAGAAATTTGATCAGGTTGTGCCCTTATTGAATAAGGCTCTTGATGATTTTTACCGTGCTGTTATTGACAATGTATGGTGGTATCATTATCGAGGGAATCAGCGATTTTTGCAGATAAGAGGCACTGACCATGCTATGGCCGGAACTGCACTACAGGCCGATAGATTTTTTAAGACCAAGAATGGATTACCAATATCAGCAATTCCAATTCCGAACGATCCTAAGAAAGGAATGGATGCTATTTTAAGGGCATTTCACAATGAACAAGAACGCCCGTATACAGAAGAAACGGAACAGTTCTCAGAAAGGACGGTGAAAGAGTCTATTAATGAAAAGATACGAAAAGAGTCACGCAAACGTCGTTAATAACATTTTATTCAGGAGGTAGGTATCATGGGTATTTATACAGAACGTCTAAAACGCATGCAAAAGATGATGGAAGAGCAAATGAAGGACTATGTGCCAGGAGGGTTTTCAATCCTACCAGAGGGTGAGTATTCAGTCAGAGTTCAAGCGACTCTGGATGCAACAAAGAAACTGCCAAGTCGTTTAATGGTTACATGGGCCTTTACAATTGCTGAAGGGAACAAGACCGGAAGAAAGGTATTTGACCGTACTATTATCGAAGATAATAAAGTGGGCTCACAAATATGCCGAGGCAGAATTGAAGACCTTGGTCATGAGTGGCCATTAAGAGTCATTGATATAGAACCATTATTGGAAACTATTACCGCAAATCCACCTTTGGTAAGTATTCAAGTAACGCATTCAAATTCAAAAGGGGATGATGGGAAAGATTACACCAATGCACACGTCCGTATCGTGGATGTTTTAGACGCGCTGCCGGGCGCGGAGAATATCGGTGTCAAAGTAATTCAAGGGATGTCTCAAACGGTTGAAGATCCAACGTTGTCCGGTCTATTGGCACTGTGCGGGTCTTACCAGTTGAGCTATATCACGGATGACATGGACTTGGAGTCCATCAAAGCAGCCCTAAAGGAAAATAAAGTGACCTTTAAGGAGGAAGATTTACAACCGGATGAAATGGCAGTGCTGGAAGCCGTTGACTCAGATTTCATTGAGCGCAAGCCCGCACCAGTTCCTCCAGTGAGGAAGGTTGTTCACAAGGTTATAGTTAAGGGCAAGAAGTAATACAATGTCCAGAAAACCGCGCTCGTTCCTTTCCACTGACATAGTTAATTTAGACTATGAAACAAACTCTCTGTCTTGGGTTAATGGACATGTCTTTGCGGCATCGTTCACTTGGGTGTTTGACGGATATACAGAAGTTTGGCGGAATACTGGCGCGGTTACTTTTTTTGATGAAGAAAAAGAAATTGGAAGATGTCATGGAGACTTTAGGAAAAGGCTGGCAGTCTTTTGGGCATCAGATTGTCCTGTTGTTGCACATAATCTAAAGTTTGAATTACATTTTACAATGAAAGAATGTTTTGCAATTAATCCATTAAAGAAAATGCACGACACGATGATCATGTCTCAGTATGTAGACAACTTGTGTGTATCGCATGAATTGGATTATTTATTTAACAGGTTCCACGGAAAGGTGTCGTGGATAGTTGACGCTGATAAGGCTGTTGAAAAGTGCAAAGCAATTTATGGCTCTTATGATAAGCACCCGGAAGAAATTATGCTTATCTATCAACATGGTGACAGCATCAGAGGTGCTCTATTATATAGATTGTTTCAACCATTAGTATCCCCAGTCTCAGAATATGAAAATGAGATTGAACTAATAAAGGTTACAGTACAGATGGAACGATGGGGATTTATGGTGGATCAGACGCAATCAAAAAAATTGATTGAATACTTGAAAAGTGAATTAATGATAAATGAACAAAAGACCAGAAGCATATGTGGGAGGTACATAAATTTATTAAGCGAAAAGCAACTCAAAAATTTGTTATTTAATGAATTGAAATTTCCAGTAATGGAATCCACTGATAAAAACGCTATTCTAAAGATAGACCATCCAATAATAGATTGTGTTCAAAAGGTACGGTCATATACAAAAGGAGTAGCTACTATACAAAGCTATTTAAACGCTTGTGACTCAAAATCTATCATCCATCCTAATATACGTACGAATAAGGCAGATACTGGTCGTGGGGCCGGTGATAATCCTAATGTACAAAATGTATCAAAGGAAATCAAAATTGGAACCAAATACACAGTTCCCGCGAGGCGTTGTTTTCGTGCGCGTCCAGGATACGTATTGTTGCTTGCGGATTATGTTGGGGTAGAAATGAGGCTTGCTGTTCAAGGAACGGGAGACACACGTCTTTTTCAACTATGTAGGGATGGGTTTGACTTCCATGCCGCTTGTGCAAGGTCTTTTTACGGTGAAAAATATGATTTGGAATTAGACAAAACGCTGAAAAGCGCGTTACGATCCCGCGCGAAAAATGCGCGGTTTGCTATGCTTTACGGTGCCGGACTGGAGCAAACAGCTGCGACACTTGGCCTTACGGTTGAGGAAACACGCGCGGGATACGAACGCGATAAACAAGACTTTCCAGAGTTTTACGAACTGATGAAAAAATGTACACATGACGCAAAACATGACGGATTTATCACTACATTTTTTGGTAGAAAACTACGGGTGCCGTTGGAACGACCTTATGCTGCAACTGACTATCTGATTCAAGGAAGTGCCGCCGCATTATTTAAGCATGCACAGGTCAACGTAAATAATTTCTTTTTTAGTCAGTGGTTAGATGCTCACATTGTTATACCTGTACATGATGAATTGGTCATGGAAATCCGCCGAAACTTAGTTAATAATTATTTGACGACAGGCATCACGAAAGGCATGACCAATATTCCAGAAATAAAAGTAAAGTTAGATGTAGACTATTCCATTGCTACTTATACCTGGGACAAGCAGAAAAAATATGAAAGCATTTGAACAACTTGGCTTCATTTTTGAAACAGAGGACAGTAATAAAAAAAACCTACTTGGAACGTGCCCCTTTTGTCACGCTAAAGGACATTTTGGAATTGTAAAAGATGACCCAAACAAAAAATGGAACTGTTTTAAATGTCAACGTGGTGGTGGGTTTAAGACTTTTGTACAAGAGGTTATAAATCTTTCTAAGGGTAAAAACTTAGGTGAACTTTCTAAAAGGCGCGGTATACCAATAGATATTTTAGACTCAATGCATATTGGATGGATTAATGAACGGTGGATCATTCCGGTATATGGTCATGGAAAAGATTTTAATACTGTTCTGAATATAAAAATTTATGATGGTACATCTTTTTTGAACATGGCAGGTATGAACTCTGCGGTTTACGGACTGTGGGCAATGCCAGACGATTATCACACCATATATTTAACAGAGGGTGAGTGGGACGCTTTGGCCATGATGAGTATGATAACTGATAAACACGTAGCAGTTTTAGGCGTGCCAGGGGCTGGCGCTACTTTACGACCGCCTGTGCTTGATCTTTTCATTGGAAAATCGGTATGGCTATTTTATGATAACGACACTGCCGGAATTGCCGGCAACAAAAAATCAGTTACTCTTTTAACTCCAATTGCATCTGAAATACATTCAATTCAGTGGCCTAAAGACACTAAAGATGGGTGGGACGTCAGGGACGTATTAACGAAACAATTTAAGGGTAATCCCTTTGAGGCACTGGCATGGTTACAGGGGCATTCTGTCTTAGTAAATATAGATAAAAACATACAGACTCCAGAAAGTATCGGGGAACATGTGCCTCATAAATTGGTTTATGATACTTTTGGAAAATGGTTTCATTTGAGCGATTCCCCTAAATATGATCAGAAGTCAACGGACATTTATGATATTATTTTTGGCATGGCTTTTGCTAATCGAATCCCGGGTGACCCTGTATGGCTATACCTTTGCGCCCCTCCTGGAGCGTTTAAAACTGAGCCATTGATGGCTCTTTCAGGCGGCAAACTTATTGAAGTTCATGAGAGTTTCACCCCAGCGTCTTTAATAAGCGGATTTAATCAAGGCGCAGTCGATCCTTCTTTGATCCCTCAATTTAACGGAAAATTAGTTATTGTTAAAGATGGTACAGTGTTGTTCGGACTTCCCGAAAACGAGTTGAAGGAAATATTATCTATACTACGTGGAGCATTTGATGGCGTGTGTACAAAAACTTTCGGTAACGGCACCCGCAGGAGTTTCAAATCAACCTTTGGTCTAATAGTAGCTATTACACCTATAGTAGAACAATATGCAGAAGCAACAGCTTCAGTTGGTGAACGGTTCTTGACATGGCGCAATTGGATTAGTGAAGATTTTTCTATAAGGTACGATCACATAAAAAAAGCATTAAAGAATATAGCACATGAAGATGAGATGCGGAAGGAAATATCATCAATATCTAAGCGAGTGTTGCTTAGTGGGTTTAAGACACTTCCAAGCGTAAGTGATGAAATTACGGATACCATTATAAAGACAAGTCAATGGATTGCTGTAATGCGTGGATCAGTGCCCCGTGATAAGTTTCGCCGAAATGTTTTATATAAACCGTTTTCTGAAGTAGGCACGCGATTGTCAAAGGAAATTTTAAAATTACTCATGGGCATATCCATATTTAAGGGTGAGGGGTCAATTCGCCCAAATACAATGCGTATCGCAAAAAGTATAGCGTGGAGCAGCGTGTCTACGCGGTATGCAGAGACTTTAAAAGCCTTTTTGCAAAAGGAAGTTTTAACTGCATCAGATGCTGAAAAAAGTATTGGGTTGCCCTCAGAAACTGTTGAAATGGTTATGGAAAATATGATGATGTTAGGAATATTGAAGAAAATTGAAAATATGAAATGGATCGTAGACCCTAAATTTTTAAACTTAACAAAAGGAGCCAAGTTGTTATGAAACACCCATCTAAGTTACCAGTACCGGCCATTGTAGTAAATTTGAATGTTGTAGAGGTAGGCATTGATAAGGTGGAACTTTGGAAAGATAATCCGCGAAAAAATGATGCGGCAGTTCCAAAGTTAGCAGCACTGTTGAAAGCACGCGGCCAGGTCACCCCGGTCGTTGTTTGGTCAAAAAATAATGTCTGTTATAAAGGCAATGCAACTATACGGGCAATGAAAAGTCTGGGCCTGTCTACTATAAAGGTACTATACGCGGACTTCCCCAGTGAGGCTGCTGCGATAGCATACGGCATTTCTGATAATAAGAGTAGTGAATGGTCTGAGTGGGATGATGATGTCTTGAGTGGTTTACTAAAAAGCAATTTATCTCTTTCTGAATCATCGGGTTTAGGGTTTACTCAGAAGGATTTAAACACCTTTAAGATGTTCCAAGCAATGCCAGACAAGTTGGATAATTTAGGCATTGAGGGTGATATACCTACCTTGGGAGACTTTTTGGTGGTACAGTTTGATTCCACGGAATCATTAGACGTATTTAAAAATTTCTTAGGCATGAAAAAACAAGAACGTGCTATTAATTTTGATGAACTAAAACAACATATAAAGGGTCTGTAAATGAGTACGATTGTCACTAATACTCCTGTTGAGTCTTTTGCTATAGGAAAAAGAAGTGTATATGTGAAAAGGGAGGACTTATGCTGCCCAGCACCATCTTTTAGTAAACTGAGAGGGGTCAAGGCCCATATACAATGTCGAGATGAAACTGTGATAGGTGTATTGGATACTTTTCATAGCAAAGCCGGATGGGGCACATCTTTAATCTGTGAAGGCTTGTCTAAAAAATGTATAGTATTTTATCCAGTGTATCGTAATAATCCAGGCATGCAGGATTTTCAGCGTAAGGCTCAGAACTTAGGCGCGGACATTATTGGTATTGATGCCGGAAGGAGCTGTATACTTTATCACTATGCCCGGAATATTTTGTCTGAAAAGTATCCTAAGTCTTATATGATGCCCAATGCTTTAAAATTGAATTGGATTGTTTCTGTATCGTCAGGGACTATTGCTGCTGGGGTAGTTAAAGGACTGGTAGAAATGGGAGCATGTGATAGTGTAAAGGTAGTACTTCACCAGGGTTATTCGCGTTCTAAGGATGCTTTATTGAAATACGTCAGTTCTTATACCCAGTCAAATATTGATTTCAAGATTGAAGCTATAGATGAAGGGTACGGTTATGCAATATCTGTTTCATGCCCATGTCCGTTCCCTTGTAATTCATATTATGACTTAAAGGCATGGAATTGGCTAAGAAATAATATTCAAGAAATAAGTACTAATCGAATTTTATTTTGGAACATTGGCTCATAATAAACGGAGGGTGAAAATATGATATTATGTACATATCTTTTGTATCTTGTGATTATAGTTTTGGTGATCATGCAAATATTATTAAATCGAAAGATGAAACTTACAATTGAATTTGCATATCAAAATCACGTAGTGCTATTGAATATTTATCATCTTCTGAAAATGTATTTCGATAATAATTATATAGCTCATATTTATATGACGTACTCGGAAGCAAAAGGAGACAAACATGGCAAATGAAGTAGAGTTAGACCATAGAATTTGTTCTTGCTGTTTGACCTGTCAGGAATCAAAAAGATATATAAATAATTTAAAACTTTACTGTTGGCGTATTCACAGAAGTGATGTAAACCCGTTTTATGTATGTAATGAGTTTATACCAAGTTCGGGTTTAATTGTGGGAGATGACGTTGAAAACTTCTTGAAAAATGTTGGGGGTATTAAGTAGCACCATTATGAATTTAGTCAAGCTAATCGGCTATATTGGCATGTGGGCAGTGATGTCTCTACTAACTGGTGGTACTGTTATAGTGCTTTATATTTTATTTTTTGATTATCATTTATTTAATCTTTTAAAGGACTTGACACGATGAACTTGGAATATGATAAACACCTATCTATGGAAGATCATAGTGATAAAGAGCCGGGTGGGATTGAAAACGGTATCCCGTATGAATGGTGGAAAATTGCAATGGTGAGAGGGGCATCAGAAGAAAACAAGAAGCGGATGAAAGTATTTTTAAAACCAGCACCCCACATAATTTTAGATCAAAATGTACCACTACGGGGATGGTATAAAAATAAATATGAACCGCCAAACGTTCGGGCAAGACCCTGTTTCACTGAGGCACTGCTAACGCAGCCTTATGGTGGCAGTTGTCCGGTGCGCTGTCACTTCTGCTATGTCAACAACGGCGGTCGTGGATACAGGGGTCAAGGAGTTAGTGTTGTTGATCCTAAATATCCAGAAAAAACAGCAGCTGCGGGATTTGTTACTCCGATGCCTCAGTATGTTCGGGATGAGTCCGGACGCTTGATAGCAAGGTCTAAAAAGATATAATGTCTCCTGATCTATTACTACAGGAAATATCAGCGGCGAAGATGGAAGCCACGTATGTCATACGCGATATGCTTAATAGGGGCATTCCTGTTAAGCATATCGCGTCTCAAATTGGGTTCAGTGCTGCTATTGTTCTTTCTGTGCGAGATGGTCAGCGCGTTTTTGACGGTGAAATAGCGTGTAAAATTTTAATCAATTGTTTAGATGCGAATGGAGATAATCATGCCAAAACTGACTAAAGACCCAATACAGGCTGCGAGCGTTGGGCTGCGGCGTAGTGACCGGGAGTTTATAGACCGCGTTGGAGTTGGAGACAATATTGGAGCACGGCTGCGTAGTATCATTGAACAATGTGCCAATTCTATAGACAATATTGCGGGCGCTGTGGGATCAATATTGGTTTATGAGCAAACTGAAGACGGCCAGAAGTTATGGCACAAAACTCCTTTTATGTTTGCCAGCGTTGAAGGCTGGCAGCGAATCGGTGACACAGCCAAGGCGTCAGGTTACGTGACCCAGGTGGTACAAAACAAAGAGCTGGGCACTGTTCAAGTATGGATTGCGCCCGGAAGGAAGCTAAAGGACTGCGAGTCATGTAAATCAAGGGTACTGGAGTGTATGGGATGACTATATTTCACAAGTCAATGCTTGCTGGCGCTGCCGTGATTGCTGGGTGTGAGGAAGACCCGCAGTTGAATACCGTGTTGTTAGAGCCAACAGGGGAAGTTATCTCAGCAAATACCTGGGCCGTTTTTGTTTCGGAACCAACGCCGCCCATGACTAAAAATGCGCTGCCACTGTTTGAGAGACCGCTGCTAGGGCCTGTGGCGTTTTCCGTAAATCAGGTGAATGATTTAGTCAAGGCCATTCCAGCAGACAAGCAGTTTAAATCTTTACTGGAGCACGTGTCTATAACCCGTGATAATGGTAATGTTTTTAAGGCTGAATTTAACAATGGCCGGGGAATGCAAAACGTAGTTATGCGCTCTATTCAAGTGCCTAAAGTTCTTTCAGCATGGCGTGAACAATTGAGGACTTTAGGCAGCCCAACTCCTTTTTCTAAATTGATATATAACCGTGCAAGACTTGAGGCCGTTGTGCTGGGAATTAAGACCGCTTGTAAGTACTCAGGTGAGTTTGAAGTCATTGACCAAAGACCGTTTTCTAATGGGTGCATTTGGTCGGTAAAGAACGGTCAAACGGGTCAAACGGTTCTTATAGCCTGGGTGTTATCAAAGGTTAATTATAGTGAAAATAAGTGGGAACGTTTATTGTTTCAAAAGGGTAAAAATATATTAGAAAGATCACGACCCCAGCATTGAAAACCTAAGAAGCTCAGTGCTCATCCCTCAGTTTGCGTGGTACTGTCGGGTCAAGAACCACGCGCCTACTTTTCAATTGTTGCTACATAAGTAATTGATTTACCATAAGGTAGATGTAAAGCCAAAACGAAAGTGCAAACAAAGATAGCCTATATATACGTATGATATATATTTATTATAAATAATATATATATAAATAAAAATAAAATATATCCTTATATATACGCGAGGGTCTATTTGATGGGCTTGGGTCGGGTGAGCGGCGGTTTTTTCTGATGGTTCTGAATGAACATCTCACCTTCAATGATATGGAACTCCATTCCAGGTTCTATTTCCTTTTCACAACCACATCTGCATTTGCCCCACGGCCTGGTTGCTTTCATTTCATCCCCTTATGTTTTTTGATGATTGTTTCGATTGTTACTGAGTATGGCTTGTCTAAGGTATTCCAGATGCTTAGTGGGAGCGTTATTGATCTTGCTTCGACGGGTTCATTGAAAAGAGGAGTGCGTCCCACCCTTGTTGGTATTTCAGAGGTACGCAGGGCTTCCCCTTTTTCAAAGGGCATAGGCCAGATAACTCCTGTGGGAATGGCAATAAGTGAATAGTGGCCGTTGTTAAGGGTAATGTAACCAATTGCCCCTCTATGCCGGTACTTATACCGACTACGCCAGGTATATTCATTCATAACGTCCTCCTTTAGTGTTATATGAGACATAGGATCATAATTGATACGGCGAACACGTAGCAATCAATAAGAATACAAAAAAATTCTTTATTATTCTTTTTTATATTATTATAAATAACTTATTTTTAATAAAAAGTAAAGTATTTTTATTAAAAATAAAATTTATAATTTTTTTAATTATATTTATATTACTGATATGAATATCATCAAATCTTCAAGACCTGGAAACCCTTTATGGGTAAAGGGTGTTTCCGCAAACCCTGCAGGCAGACCTCCCAAGGGTCATCCATGGGTAGAAATCATTGATGAATTACTTGCTTGCAGTAAAATTGTACTCACTGTTGATAAGATTGAAAATGTTTCACGTACCCGCAACGGAAAGAAAATGAAAGCGTGCATGATGCAAACTTCAAGACTTCTGGATATTAAATCTGGTGACAAGAAGTCCATGCGTGAAGCCATTACATGCCGCGAGATTGAATTAGCCTTGTCCGGTGACATGGATGCCATAAAAGACCTTATGGATCGTAATATAGGCAAGCCAAGACAATATGTAGACCTTGGTGGACAGAAAGACAATCCAATAGTGCACTCAGAAGTTGATGAAACCATCGAAGAACTACTCGATAAACTTTTTAAATCGGAAAAAGATCAACAACCGCTTCAGTGAGGTTAGTATGAAAAAATTATTTTGCATAGTCCTTCTTTTATTTGCCTGTACAGAGTTTTTCCCAGTGAGTGTAAAAAAGAACGTTGATTTAATAGGCTCATGGCAGCATGATAAAGTTGGGATTATTTTTAATATCAATCATCAGTTTAATAGATTCAACGTTTCAGGTGATACAATTTTTGGATCAACCTGGCAAATGAATAATGACACCGTGGTTATCAGTTCAAACAAGTTAATTATTAAATATGCAAGTCGTACTAAGTTGGATACTGTGCAATCAAAAGATACTACGGGATTTATTTTTTCTATCAATTCCAGTACTTTGACACTGTGTTCATTTCATCAAAACAATCAATGTTATTATTATGAGAAGTGTAATTAATGTCTACAATTACCGAACCAACTGAAAATAAAAAGGGTCTGAATATTGACCTTTTGCTTTCTCAGATAGAACCCTCTCAAAAGGCAAGGTACATTGCAGCCCTAAAAATTAAACTAAAACAAAATGCAGAAAAATCCTTTTACGTTTTCTTCCAGCAAGCGTGGTCTGTAATATGGCCAACAGTTCCATATAGTGACTCTTGGTATTATAAATATCTATGTGATCAGTTGCAGCAGCTTGCTGAGAACAATATTGCTAAGAAAAAAAGACAAAATCACCTTAACGTAAATATCCTTCCCGGTTCTGGTAAGACCAGTATCATATCAATAGCCTTTCCACCATGGGTGTGGATTAAAGATCCGACAAGACGATTCATCACAACATCGTACTCACCAAAACTTGCTGAGGACAACAATGAAAAATCAAATATCTTAATGCAGTCAAAATGGTTTAAAGAGAATTGGGGTGACAAGTTCACGCTGATTAAAACACTATCAACGGAAACCAAGAACAATAACGCCGGTTATCGAATTACAACAAGTCCGGGTTCAAAAATAGGTACTGGATATCACGCAGATTTTATCATTCACGATGACCCTCAAAATGCTGAGGAAGTGTATTCAAAGGTTTATCGAGCTAATGTACAGCGGTGGATGGACCAGACCATGGCAAGCAGATTGGTAGATAAAACAATATCGGTAATGATAACTATTCAACAGCGATTGCACTGTGACGACATTTCCGCCCATCTTAGAAAAAATCAAGAATCATTATACAAATTTGTTGTCCTTCCGGGTGAAGACTCTGAAAAGGTAGAACCACGTGAGCTGAAAAAGTATTATCAGGATGGATTACTTGATCCTGTACGCTTTGACAGGTCTGTTTTAAATATAATGCAAATTCAGTTTCGCAATGCATATTCAGGACAAGTTCGGCAAAATCCCGTAGCAGAGGGTGGAAACCTTTTCAAGGAAGAATGGGCAAAATGGTTTACCAAAGACCAGCTGCCTGTCTTTTCAAGGATTATAGTAAGTGCCGACACTGCGAATGAAGCCAAGTTTACATCATGTCCCGTATCAATACAAGTGTGGGCAGAAGCAAAGCCGTGTTTTTATTTGTTGTACGATGAGACAAAACAGATGTCACCTTTATCAACGACAAACCGTATTAGTGCCATAGCTACGATGTATCCTGGTAGTATGGTACTGATTGAAAATGCTGCCAGCGGTTTTGGCGTTATAGAAGCATTGAAACTTAAACACTATGGTGTATTTGCGTTTCCTCCCCAACAGTATGGTGGAAAGGAAAAACGTGCAGAATCCATACTTTATTTATGGGAAGCGGGAAACGTATATTTACCAGACAGTCAGCACATGCGCACGGTTTATCTTCCTGAAATCTTAGCGTTTCCGGTTGGTGAATATAAAGACAGGGTTGATGCTATGAGTCAGGCCCTAATTTGGTTGACGCGAGGGTCACATAGTGAATTAAGGCCAATGGAGAATACACCTGCTGGTGTTTATTAATATGTTTTTTGTATTAGACTCACAAGATAAACAAAATAAAAGTGAAGCAAGGCAACGTATGCAAAAGAATTTGTTTTTTGAAACGAGTGACGTTTTGTTAGACAAGTTAGCGGACAGAAATGATATTGAAGAATGTAATGAATTAAACCTTGGGGACAGAAACGAGAATTAACATGGAACAAAGCACAATGACGGCAATGACAGCTGGAAGGAACTCTCCAAGTGGAATGCGGACAGGATATGTTGACCAGGGGTCGTTTCCCATACAGGCTGCGGTTGGCGCTCCAAATCAAGGAGGACGTCAAACCTATATTGGTACTGACCAAAATAACCCTCCTGGCCCACCTATATGGTCATGGAACCGTTACGATTTTATGTACAATGCCTATTATGGCAGTGGCGGATTTTATGACGGTACTGCTCTTGTAAAGAGTGTTGTTGAATCTGAGGATCAGTATTTTGAGCGCAGACGTGTGTCTTACTATGAAAATTTTGTCAAGCCCATTATTGATGCTACGTACCTTCCAGTGTTTTCCTCTCCAATTAAACGTGAGACAAAAGTTGGTGAAACTCCTGATAAAGACGGTACGCTTGTCCCTTTATGGGATGCTATGCAAGACGATGTTGATCGAAGAAAGACTTGTATTGGAGTCTTTGTTCATAAAGCGATTAAGTACGCACGTATTCTTGGGGTGTCTTATATCATCGTTGATAACTTTCCCAGCGTATCTGAGTTACAAAAGGATGCCGTTGAAAAAAGGGAATTTCCATATGTTGCACTGCGCTTGCCACAACAGGTTGAACCTTCATTTACAGTACTTGACGAATTGGATAACATATTGGAGATAGTTTTTATTGAAAAATCAGAGATTATTGATGGCAAGCCAAATGAACGATGGAAGAAATGGACAACTGAATACTCAGTGAAACTTGAGAAGGATAAAAACGGTATTTTTTCCGAAATAGCCGGAACGAGACACAAGCATAATCTTGGAGTTTGTCCGGTTATTCCAGTGACCTCAAAGGACTCTGAAGACGGAACGATACTGCCAATGCCTGTATTTTATTCAATTGCAAGATGCAACTGGGCGTTGTACAATATCTGTTCATCCCAAATGAGACTATTGCGTTCACAAATGTTTGCTATTTTATGCCTACCAAAAATGGAGGGTGCTTTTTCTGCGCTGGCAACTAAGGGTTTTGAATTGCCTGCTAATAATACACAGACCGGAGAAAATTATCCATTGCCCTTTTACCTTGCCCCTCCTGTTGGGCCATATCAAGAGACAACAGAAACAATTACGCATATACGTGAAGAACTTTACAGGCTGGCGGGTCAAGAGGGTGTCAGTGGTGTGAAACAAGTACAAAGTGGTATTGCAAAGGCATTCGATTTTTCTGCAGAGGGGTGGGTGCTAAAAGAAACAGCTCTGATGGCTGAAAAGGTTGAATGTAAAATTGCTGAATTGTTTAAATCGTACACTGGTCTTGAATTTGATTATGAGGCAACTTATACGCGGGAATACAAGCCAACGTATGCTGACGATCGTATGATAAGGGATACGACTATTGTGAAGACAGTTTCTACTGTTTCAACTCCATACAATCCAATAATCAGTGCACTGTTGAAGGATATGCTTGAATTATTTTATCAGGGCACGGATGAGGACAAAAAAGAAATTCTTGAATGGATTACGGTGAATACCGAAAAAAATGATTCATCTCAGTCAGACGGTAAAGAACCACCATCACCAGAGGACTTACAAAAAGAAGGGGCTGTACAAGAGTTGATCAAGAGCGTTTTTTCCAAATTTCAGTCTAAAGACGAAACCAAGCCAGATCAAAAACAACCGCCGTCTCCCAAAACAGGCGAAAAGGAGGTTGGAGATGGATCCAAGTAAATTAATTGATTTGGATGTTTTGAAAAAAGAAGTGGAGTTGATGGATGATAAGACGCGTGACAACGCTTCAGCTATTGTTCATCTACTTATACAAGCTGGTCTTGGAAAATACGCATACGCAAAAAATCCAGATACTGATCCGGTGAACTTGTCTAATGAAAAGGTTCATTTAGTTCCAAATGGTCAAATAGGGGAAGTTGAACCGCAGCTCCCGGCAAAAGAAGCACCAATAGCAGCGCGAACGGTTGATTTTAAAAATAACATCGTATTTTTTGGATTTGGTTCTGTTGCTGAGTGTGCCTTGCCCATATTATTGAGACATGTAAATATCGATTTAAAAAAAGTAACTATACTTGATATGCTTGATAAATCAGAAGTTTTAAAAAATTGGACAGATCAGGGTGTCAAGTTTATTCAGGAAAGAATTACTGAGGAAAATTTTGAAAAAATACTTGACAAATATCTTTCCGAGGGTGATCTACTTATTGATCTTGCATATGATATAAGTTGTATTGAACTTTTAAAGTGGTGTAGGGTACATAATGTTTTATACGTAAATACTTCAGTGGAGGAATGGGACTATACAGAAGGTTTTGATGAGCGTTCACCTTTTGACAAGTCTCTTTACGCCCGACATCAAGAAATTGATAAAGAAATTTCCTCATGGAATAACAACGAGGGTGCTACTGCTGTTTTGGATCACGGGGCTAATCCAGGCTTGATCAGTCATTTTATGAAACAAGGATTGATTGACTTGGCAAAGTCAAGAAAAATAGACTTACGTGAACAAGAAGTTAACTTTGCGGAACTTGCAAGGAAGATCGGCGTCAAGGTAATTTTGGATACGGAACGTGACACTCAGATTAGTAATACGCCACGGGAACCTGGCGAATTTGTTTGTACATGGTCTGTGCTTGGTTTTATAGAAGAGGCAACGTCACCGGCAGAATTAGGATGGGGAACACATGAGAACTTGCTTCCAGAACTTGCCAATGAGCCAGAAGAGGGGCCAAAAAATCAAATATTTCTTTCTCGTTGTGGTATGGATACTCGTGTTCGCGGTTTTGTCCCTCATGATCCAAAATTAGAAATTCCTGTTACTCAAAAAGAAGTTGATTCAAAAAATGAGGAAGCCGGACAACGGGCTGTAATGATATCTACGTCTAAGGATGGTGATCAAATAATGGGTAGTCTCATAAGACATGGGGAAGCCTACACCATCAGTGATTTTTTAACTACTGAGGATGGTGAATATAGACCTACTGTCTATTATTGTTATCAACCTTGCGATCAAGCAGTTGCCTCTCTTCAGGAAGTACGTGGAAATGATTATCGCCCATTGCCGCGTCAAAGGGTAATTTATGATAATGAAATTGTTTCCGGCTGTGATGCACTTGGTACCATGATAGGAGGTTATGATGATGAGCACGTTTGGTGGTGCGGTACAATTCTTAATATTGAAGACGCTAAGGTTCTTTTGCCTTTGCAAAACTGTACTTCACCTCAAGTTGCTATTGGCCTTGTGGCCGCACTTATGTGGGCAATTGAGAACTCCAGCGCAGGTGTCTGTCGCCCTGAAGATTTACCTCATGATTATGTCCTTGAAATCGCAAAGCCATACCTTGGCACGTTTATTAGTCAAGAGTACGTATGGTCACCAAAAAAGAACTTCACCAATTGGTATCCAGAAAATGAACAAGGCAAACTTGACGAAAAGAATTTATGGGGCTTTCAAAACTTTTTTCAAAGGATTTAGTATGCCGTACAAGATTAAGAAAACGTCTGGAAAGAGACCTTACAAGATAGTGAAGAAATCAACAGGAAAAGTTGTGGGATCGTCTACGTCAAAAAAGAATGCTGAAGCATCAGCGCGGGCAAGGATGTCTCACGACTAATTTTTAAAAGGAGACGTGCACATGTCAATGTCAATATCTAAAATTCCTAACGCACATAATGCAGAGATATACAGATACTATCAGTCTGTGGTGAAGCTATCACTCCCGTCCGGAGTTGTACCAATAAACACAATCAAAAATGTCTTTTTATAGTAAATCATGGCAAAACGAAATCCATTTATAGATTCAACTGATGACTTTCTCAGAAAGTGGGACAAGTTGTCCCCAAAACTTCAAAAGGAAATTCTCAGTCAGATGGAAAAAGGCAAAACTCCCAGTGAAGCTGTAAAATACGTTTTCACGAAAAATGATCTAAAGGGTAAACTGAAGGAGTGGTTTAACGACGTTCAATTTACTGCCGTTGAAATAGGTCTTGGCGAGGACATTGGAATAAAAAATCCGTTGGCAGTGCGAAAGTATTTTTTAAATGAAACGTTTCAGGGTGACGATCTATCCCTTTCCCAGCGCGTGACAAGACTTGACTTTCAAAAGGACGTGGTTAGCACTTTACAAGCAAATTTATCAGCAGCAAAAACAGTACACGAAACTGCAAAAGACCTAAAGGAGTACACAACTGAGGAAGATTTGCGAAAGGGAGTGCGTGAATTAGAAAGTGCCGCAAGGTCTGTTATTTATAGTGATGACCCTGATTTCAAAAGTTTTAAAAAAATACTTGACCGGGAAACTACTATTGCTGAGGCTGCTATACATGATGGCGATGAAACTGTTCTCCAAAGAGCGTACCTGAAGGTAGTCAAGGCAGCGGCTTCCCTAAATGAAGTTGCATTAGATAAGTCGATTGAAAATGCTATAGATCAAAAGGCACGGTCTAATGCTTTTAGAATAGCACATACAGAGGCATCACGTGCCTATGGGTTAGCAATAAAGACACGGGCTATTAATGATGATTTGTGTACCGGCATTGAGTGGGCATTATCTTCTGGGGAAGGACATTGTGATGACTGTGAGGAACTTGACGGAAATATTTTCCCGAAAGACCAATTGCCAGAATATCCGGCACACCCACATTGCTCTTGTAACTTGATACCAAGATATGACGATGTTAAACTTGATGGTAGTGAAAATTGGGTTACTAATGATGACACAATACCAGAAGATTTTATTGATCTGTCAGGATTAAATTAGGCATGAAACTTTTAATTATTGAAGGTGGTATACACGGCAGTACGCGAAATTGCGGACAGGTAGCTATTGCAGCAAAAGAATTATCTCCGTTCAAGTCAACTGACATTTTTTACCTGTCTGAAAAGCAACCGACTGAAGAGCAATTTATCGAGGCTGATGCTTACCTTTTTATTACCGGGACTTATTGGGACTCCTGCGGATGGCCTATGCAGAAATTTATTGAAGACTTCACACACCTTGAATGCGATGCGCGGATAGTTGGTAAGCCTGCCGGTGTTATCGCGCTTTGTCATACAGTTGGCGGAAAATCGGTTCTTTCGCGCTTGCAAGGTGTTTTATCGTGTGAGGGATTTATGATTCCGCCACTTACCGGCATGGTCATTGCCCGATATTCGATGAAATCCGATAGTGAAGATTCATGGACACTTGCTGATATGGATACCGTCATAAAAAATCTTCACAAGGCCGCCGAAATGATTGTGCCATGGGCGGTCTGGCCTGTTGACAGGGGTGATTTTACCAGAATTTGGATTGATGTAAACAAATGAATAGAAGGGAGACTGTTTTTAATGAATTGGAAATATATTAACGGTCACCCAGTACCAATAAAATCAGAAGCAGAAAAAGACGTTCAGCGAGTGAATAAGTTTCACGTGGAACAAGTCATAATACAGTCACAGTCTAAATCACAAAAAGGAGGCAGTCATGCCGTTAAGTCAAACTCAAATGGACGCCATCAGCAAGATTGATGGTGGAACGGCGATTTTGGATCAAATTGAAGCAGACATCAATGAGACGAAATCGATGATGGAAAAGAAAATAACAACATTAACGCGAGAAAATGTTGAACGAAAGCGCAATATTCAAGAACTTAAATCAAGTCTTCACTCAGCAGAAATTGATCCAGAAAAACCTATTGGTGAGCAATTAGCAGCGATTCAAGAACGGATAAAAGCCGATGCCTCAAAAGGTATGAAACCTGATAGTGAAGTAGCTGTGTTGATGAAGCGAATAGAAAAACTTGAAAAAGACAATCAACAAGAGAAGTCAGAAAAGGAACAATTGAAGGCACAAAACAAACGAGAAAAAGCAAGCGCACATTTTGCCCCAAAATTGCCTGACATTTTTGGCAAAGCGAGTTCTTTAATCCTCAAAAATGCGCTGGTTGATGGGATAATTACAGTTGATGAAAATGGATTGCCGTGCGTTAAAGGTGCAGATGGTGAACTGCTTAGAGATGATGAAGCGATGAATGAATTACGGCGCGTTCACTCAGACCTTGTTATAACAAAACAAAAACCTGGTAGTGGTGACTTACCGAACAGTGGCGGAAAAGGCAAGGGTGATACGAAAACTGCTACCCGTACTGAATTTGAAGGTTTTACCTATGAGAAAAAAGTCAAATTTGGGTCAGAGGGTGGTAAGATTGTTGAGGGTTAAAATATTTAGCCCTTTTGTTTAAAAATTAATTATATTATTAACTGGAGGACAAAACGTCCTCCAGTCTTCAAATCAGTCTCCAGTAAGTCTCCTGTACGGTTAAGTACAAAGTCGTAAAAATTCAATCAACAAACCATCATTAACCATAAACAGGGGATTTAATCATGTCTACTATACCCAATAATTTATCGGCATTACTGCCGACATTCTTTTTTGCCACTCAGGTGATCCAAAAAGAAGCCACTGCACTTATTGAATCCGTTAATGTCAATACTCAATTGGAACAGCTTGCTGTTGGAATGACTGCTACGTACCCGATTGCTCCACCAGCAACTGGTTATGATATTGTTCCAGGAACCCTGCCCGCAATCAACGGTGAAACTGCTGGTAGTGGCACCATTTCCATTAGTAAATCGCGTGCATTCTCCTTTGAGTATACGGGCGAAGAGCAACGGCAGTTGAACATCGCTGGAATTTATAGTAATCATTATCTTAACCAGATACTCCAGCGCATGCGTTCGATCCGCAACGAAATTGAAACTGATATTGCCGCACTATATCCGTATTCTTCCCGCGCAGTTGGCACTGCTGGCACGACACCTTTTGCCTTTAATGGTACAACCACAAGCGGTATGGAACCCTTTGCGAATATGAGCAAGGAAATGACTGATACTGGTTGTCCTCCAGTGGATCGTCATCTGGCTATGAACTCATCCGCAGCTGCTGCAATTCGTAGCATACCAAACCTTTTCAAAGCAAATGAGGCCGGGAGTTCCACGTTGCTACGTACTGGCGAAATTGGAGCTATTGAAAATTTCATGTGCGGTGAATCTGGGCAGATCAAGAAGGTATCCGCTTGTGGTAACGGTACTTCTTACGTTACTAATGGCGTGGTCGATAAAGGCGCAACGTCCGTTACGGTTAAAACTGGTAGTGGAACTGTTCTTGCTGGGGACATTGTGTCGTTTGCATCAAGCCCAAGCCGATATTATGTTGTAAAGACTGGAATTGCTGCTGCGGGAACGCTGGTGCTAAATGCTCCTGGTCTTATGGACGCACTTCCGGATGGTGATGCTATGACGGTCAACACGACGAAATTCGTGCCCAATATGTTTATGACCAAAGACGCGATTCAACTGGTTGCGCGTCAGCCGTTACTGCCCGGAATTGGTGGACAGGCGAACGGTAATGGCGGTGCCGGTGGTATCCTGTTGGATACGGCGTTGATTCCTGATCCGGGAACGGGTCTGGTTTATCAGATTGCCATGTGGTCATTGTACCGTCAGATCATGGTGGAAATGGCAGTATGCTGGGGCGCTGCAGTAGTAAACCCTCAAGACCTTTTCGTTTTGCTTGGCTAACTTCAACGCTGATTATGATTTTGAAATACTAAAACTTTATAACCTTAAAAAGGATGAATGGTATGACTGTAAATTCTCACACGGTGG